TCGGTTACCTCCGGTTTTCCTTCAGGCATTGTGACTTCCTGCTGCGGAACTGGCTGCGGTGTTTCAAGCAATCCGCCAGCCTGTGTGGCTTCAAGCTCGGCCTCAATATCAAAGTTATCTCCAAGCACTTCGCCCGCTTCAAGCTGCAGCAACAGCGTTTCTTGTGTCACCGTGCCAGCGGTGTAAAGCTGCAACAACGCTTGAATCTCTTGTGGCTCAAGTCTTGCACCCATAAAGTCACGATTGACAAGGCTGCTGCCAGCTTGCGACTCCTGCAAGTAATCAGCGTGAAACCTCAGGCAATTGTCGATCATGTCCTGCATTTGCTGGGCTAAGACCATCATCGTTGAGTCACCTTGGCTGCGATCAATCCGCTTTGACTCGGCAGTTTCTGCGCTGAGCTTTGCACCCATCACAGCAGCAAGGCCAAGGTCATTGATCTGCGAAACAATTTGGTCAAGCCTGCGGAACTGCGCGTCGTAGCTGTTGCCACCGGGTTCGATATAGCTTGCCGATGCTCCTTCTGGAAGGCTTAGTGCTTCGCCTGGACCTGCGCTAACTTCTTCTGCTGATGCAGGAAAGCCAAATAAAGCAAGCATCGGCACTGCGCTGATGTGCAATTGATTCCCAAGATCTGATTGCACTTGATAGTGCTGCAGGTTTAGCTCAGCAATATCAGCCAGCGGTGGGAATGATTCCAAAACACCAACGCGGTTGGAGTAAGCAACGCTGAACGGAATATCGCTCAAGCTTGTTGTGCCTTCGTCAACAACACGAAAGTCACCTTTTTGATCTTTCTGGAAGATCTCAAACGCTCCAGGGGTTAAAACACGCACTTGCTCGACTTGCTTTTCTCCGTACAAGCCATCGGGCACGACAATCTTTTCAGAAAGACGAAGTTGCGTCAGCTTCTGTTGCCCATCGGCCAATTCAACTCTCCAGCCGAGTATGTCGCGCGGAGAATATGAAATCCAGTAGGGACGGCCATTGTCACCAGACTTTGGCGCGTCAACAAGAACACCAACGTGCCCGTAGCGAATGCAGATGCGCGATGTGTTGTAAAGCCATGTCTGCAGATCATTGCCCTGCAGGTCAACGTCAAATAGTTGTTCGCGGATTTGATCAGAAACATCGTCAAGCCTGACTGGCTTACGCGTCAACATGCCAGCCAACATGCGTTCAAGCCTGACGTAATAAGGCGCTAAAACAGAACGTTGCAGTCTGTTGTCATAAGACTCGTCTAATTCTCTTGGCTCTTGCGGTAAAAACTTGCGGTGGCCTTTTCTAATTTTGTATGTGCCGCCAAGCAAATGTTCAATCAATCCCCAATGCGGTTCCTGATTAACCCAAGACGTACTGGGGTCGTTCACCTGAGTGACGTTGCCAACACGTTGGCGACCACCAGAAAAGCCTGAATACACAGTTAAATCCCGCCCGATACCACAGTTTAGTAGAGCCTAATGCCAGTGCCCCGTCCAGCACGCGCATGAATCATGCTGAAGTCTCTGTAGATCAAGTAGCCCAAAGCATCATTCATATGGTCATAACCCGCATCTTTATCGGGATCACCGGCCTCGGTGTAACTCTGAAGCTCTAAACATTCAATGGTTCGTTTGCAATTTGCGGCGACCTGCAATCTGACTTCGCCCTTTCCGTTCTCCAGCAAAGCTTGAACAGAAGCCACCCGATCGCGGACGGGAGGGTTGGCCTTTGGTGATTGATTGCTGAACTGGTATGACTCGAGAATCTGTATATCGGTTCGCGAGGCATTAGTAGAACGCGCTGAGCCTGATGCGTCAGGGTAGACGTAAACCTGGCGTCCTTCTGCGCGGCGTTGTATTTCTTGGGCCATGGCGTCGGTGTCATGTGCGCCAGTCACCTCGTCAATCAGGAGAAGATTGTTCCCAAGACGAACACCGATGACTGCGGACATGTTCCCGATATTGAAGTCAACGCCGACGCGAAGGGGCTCGTTGCTGACGTCAGGAATATCGGTGATTACATGTTTGGCGCGATCAAAACGGTCATAAACCTGGCCGGTTGTCAGGTTCGTAAATTCTCCAAGCAAATACGCCTTCAACAGGCTGGGATCGTAGTTTGCTTCGAGACGTTCGATGAAGTCTTTTGGAAGGTGGGGGTTATCCACCGATCGCATTTTAATCAGCTTTCTGTCAGGGCGCTGTTGTGCTTCTTCTGTGCCGAACGTGTTCCACATCCAGCGGAAACCTTCAGGCGTTGATGCAGCCGCGAACTGTCGCACGTTGCCAGCACGAAGGCGACCAAGGATTTTTGGAAATGCTTTTTGTGCAATTGATGGGGTGACTGTATCGATTTCATCGGCAAGCACCCAAGCAAGGTTCAAACCAATGATGCGTGACCAATTCTCGAAACTACGGCACAAGATTTTTGTGTCACCGCCGGGTAGATGCAAAACATATTCTGGAAGCGGGCTTGCTCTAAACGTGTAGGGGATTTCATAACCCTCAAGAAATTCCTCGAAATCATTCATCCATATATCGCGAATCAATGGCCCAGTAGGTTCCATCACGCAACCCATGAAGCCTTGATTTAACACCGCAAGGACGACAGCCTTTGCAGCCAAGCTACGGGTCTTGCCTGCCCCATACCCAGCAGACAAGCCGATGATTTCTGTCGTTTGATCTTCAACAAAAGCAAGCTGGCCTGGGTGCAAGTCAGCTTTGATTTGATCGACAAGGGATTGAACGTCTAGCTCTGAATTTCTTTCGCCAATTCGGTGCAGGATTGATCCGCTTTCGATGTGGCTAAGAAACGTCACTGAAGCACTTGCGCGATCTGCGCGGCGGTCTTGATGCAACCCAAAGCAGCGTTCAGGTTGTTGGTCTTGCGGGCCTCTTTTTGAAGCGTGGCGAGTTGAGCAAGGATTTCTGCAGTAAAAGTCAGCCGATCTGTTTCCCAGTCAGCTCGGATAAGATCCCGCGCCTTGGCGATGTAGGTGTCTGTTTGCCGTTCAGCGATTTCCCATTCTTTCGCGCAATACTGCACGATCTCAGAGCGGACAGCACCGTTCGCCAAAAGGCGAGCGATGCGGTTAACGCGCATATCAATTTCAATCTTTGTGGACTTGTTTGCCATCAATGCTCCTTGGTTTCAAGAACTGCTTTTTCTCCTGTGAAGCTTTCCCACCGCTTCACGATAACGTCGCAATATTCAGGTTTTAGCTCCACGGTGTAGCAGCGTCGATTTGTGACCTGTGCGCCCATGAGTGTCGAGCCAGAACCGCCAAACGGTTCAAGGCACAGCCCATTTTGTGGAAGGCTTGAAAGCATGACACGTTTCATCATGTCAACAGGCTTGGGAGTTGCGTGGCCGTGCCTTTCGTCGCCATGGACTCGGGAGAACTCCCAAACATCGCGCATTGCGTCGTGAGCATTGTCAAAATACGATCTAGCAGACGTCGGGCTTGCTGACCCGCCTTTAATTTTTTTCCACTCAGAGTTGAGAGACCGCCACGGGCGCTGGAAATGGCCAACGTATGCGGCTTGCAAGGTGACGTAATGCTTCTCAGGAATAAGGGTGAACTGTGAGCGAGTAAACCAATGGCCGTACATCTGCACACCGCAGAGTTCGCGAATTTTTAATGGATCAATTGCAGCAGCTTTTGCTTGTCCCTCAAGATATGCGCGAAGAGGCTCCCAAGTTTCAGGAAAATCCTCTGTATTGATACTGCCTCGAAATTGATTTCCAATTTGAAAAAATAAACAATGCTCGGTTGTTGTGGGATACATCATCCGACTTTCTGCTCTCATCCCAGGGATGCACTTTTTATCCCAAACAATTTGATTGCAAAGCTCCATCAACTCTGACTCACCAAGGCCAGCCTTGTACCAAAGCCGCCAAAGCTCAGGAGCGTTGCCCCAAATGTAAGCAGAAGCGTTGTCCTCAAGGTATGGGCGAAAGGTTGCCCACCATTCCATTTGGAAGTTGTCGAGTTTTTCGTCGTAGAGGTTGTCATTGGCTACGCCTTCTGAAGCCTTGCCCATGCCGTATGGCGGGTCTGCATGAAGCAATGCTGCCTTTTCTCCGCCGAGCAAGCGTTCAATATCAGTGGGGCAGGTTGAATCACCACAGAGAACGCGATGCTTGCCGAGGATCCACAGGTCGCCTGGTTTGGTGGTGGGTTCTTCTGGTGCTTCTGGTACGTCGTCAGGATCTGTGTTGCCTTCTTCAGGATCAAGCTCCGTGACGTTGAGAATTTCGTTCAGGTCGTCCTGATCAAACCAAGGGCTGATGTCATGTTCTTCTGAGAGCTGATGCAGCATCTCTTGATCCCATTCGCTGAGATCAGCCGTGCGGTTGTCAGCAAGAGCTAGGCCGACCTTTTGCTCTTCTGATAGGCCGGTGCGTTTAACGGCGATGATCTCGTCACCGTCGGTTTCAATGATGCGTACGTTTTTGATGCCTGCGGCCTTTGCCCCATCGATGGTGCCATTGCCCGCAAGGATGCGGTTGTCTTCATCGATAACAATGCTTCGAGCAGCGCCATAACGTTGCAACGATTCTTTGATCAGATCAGAGGATCGATCTGTTCTACGTCGTGCATTTTTATGGTCTGACTTTAAAGATGTTATTGATGTCAAGCTAAAAAGACCGCTTGATGTATAGCGTAGCTCAGAGATCCAGATGTGGATGAGCTTTTCGGTAGTAACCCTGCAAGCGAATTACTTTTTCTTCTGTGAGGTGCCAACTACTCACAATCGATCGGAAGGGGCCGACTGAGACGAGCAGATTGCCATCTTTGAGGGTATGGATTTCTGGCTCTGGCATAGGCAAGGTTGAGTCTGGCTTCATAGCGGAGGAAGGCGTTTTG